CAACGGAACAACCTCTGGGACAGATAACACCACCCCTAACTGAGTTAAATTTATATAACTCGTTGGAAGCAGAGGTGATATCGAAGTTAGTATTTTCGTTAAATGGTTGAATCTGGTTGTAATCAGTAAGACCAGGACGGTTGTCGATTACATATTCAGATGGATACAAATAAATCGAGAAGGCGTCAAATTCGTCGTTTGACAGACCCACTCGATACGAAAATCTAGAGACTTCAAGAAAGGCACGCTGCAACGTCTTAAACGGACGCAATGCCGAGTTACCTCGGTTATCATATGCGTCCGATGCATCGAAGTCATCAGGGTTGACGTAGATAATACGTCCCGTCCTAGACGTGATGATATTCTTAAGACGAGTAAGTGCCATTACTTGTTATCCTTGTATATGGTTATTTAGGTTATCAGTTGACGTTAGGGGACAGCAGCACCAGCGCCGTCATCAACTGCTGCCTTAGTCATGTTGATCACATCATAGTCATCACTCGAAGACTCAAAACCATTCAACACAAAAGAAGTATTAGCATTACTAGAATATACCAAAAGATTTTGACCAGGACCAATTACAACGCCAGAGACCTTAACTGTTGTTGTGGAGGCAAGATCCTCATCATAATACATCCAATCAGAAGCAGAATAAACATCAGTCGTATCTGCTTGAAGACCTGTGGAGATAGTAGCAACGTCAAGGGTCAGATCGGCAGCGCCACCACCACCGAGCAGAGAATCCAGGATAGTGATAGTATCGGCAGCAACGTGATTCTTACCACCGTTAAGGATGGTTACAGTTGCCGCACCAGATCCATCAACAACAACCTCAAAGGACTGGTTAATGCCACTACCAGAGGAAGTGCCAGAAACAATGTATGTGCCAGCACTGCGGGAAGCATCTGCTCCACCAATATTGGTGACGGTGAGGATCTTACCGTCAACAACTTCAACGAAAGATCTCGTGCCGTTAATTCTTGTCGGGGAGTCATATAATCGATCACCCACAGAGAATGAGGGGGATCCAGTGTCCGTAGAGACCTTCAGATGTTGTGCTACAGGATCCCATTCATGGACATAACCGTAAGCACCAGGATTAACACCATTTGCCTGAATTGTCTGAGTAACACCACCGATGGTAAATGTATCAGCAGCTGCGAGTGGTTCCCCACCAATGTTGTAGATGTAGATTCTACTGTAAGTTGGTTGAAGTTGGACGTTAGCAGTCAAACCGATACCCTCAGTTTGCTCAGCATAGATGTTGAGCAGGTTAGAAGTCTGGTCGCTAATTGAAATCTCAACGATACCATTTGTGCCACCAGATCCAGTCTTAGTAACACCGATAGTATATTCTGTGCCAGTGCCATTAGCACCCTCTTGATCATCATCGGAGAATCTCAAATCATACCCAGTGTTAGACACATGTGCCTGGTCGAAGATATAAGTCCTATCTACGTCCAAAGAGCGAGTCTGGGTGAAGACGGTATTAACAGAAACTGTAGATGTCTCAGAGAAAATAAACTTAGTGTCGATATTCTGAGAGGAAGTAGCACTGAAGGAGATCACAGCAGCAGCACCGCTGGAGAAAGTCAAACCTTCATCTGCACTAAAGAAGTTGAGAAGATACTGACCATTGTTTGTCAGAAGAGTTACGGTTTGACCGTTGTTGTGGTTAACATCGGACGTGCCGTAAGATCCACGAGTAACAGTCAGATCATTACCAGCAACACCAACAATCTCCATAATCTCGTTATCAACCAGGATGAAACCACCTGTAACGAAACCAGTAGAGTCTGTGACTGTCATAGTTCCATCACCTGCAGCGTAGGTAGCACCTTCGTTGATTGTGCTAACAGTAGCAGAGGCAGACCATGCAGTAGACAGACGACCAGCAGGAATTGCTGCAGCAGTTGTGCCAAGAGCACCACGAGTCACCGTGAGTGTATTGGTTGTGAGGTTAATACCAGAAGCATCAATACTGATAACTTCATCAGTGTTTGACAATTCCTGAGGGTCTCCAATGGTCAGATACATACCATCGGCAAGACCAGTATTGCGGTCAACTTGGACAGAAGTCGCAGAGTTAGAAACGTCGGGAATGTTGATATAAGCACCAGATCCCTGAGTTGCTAGACCGCCTCTAAACTTAGCAACCAAACCAGAAGTATCGCCAGTGATGGTGTCACCGTTTTGCTCCAAACCAGAGAGACTATCCTGAGCATAAGAGATCTGAATGATCTCTTCTACCTTGGTGTAGAAAGTAACATCTTCTGTGGGTTTGTATACATCAAGCAGGGTAGCAGTAGCACCAGCAGTTGTTGTGATGTTTGTGCCAGGAATAGCAGAAGCATCTTGGAAACCAGGATTCAAATCCAGGTAATAAGATGTGACTGGGTTGCCCTTTGCGAATGCATAGTTACTTGCGTTGAGACCGTCTAGGTGCAAAACCTGATCGTAATCTCGCAATGCCACTCTAAAGGTGCCAGCAGATCCATTTTGATTACAGACGCTTACGACAGCGGAAGCAGTGTCTTCAATCGCTGCCCTATAGAGCAAAGTATTTGTAGTTGCCGCTGGATTTACAGCAGCGAGTCTTCCTGCTACCATTTTTTAATTACCATCCTGACTGAAAGTATGCTTGAAGTCTGAGTCGTCCGCCAAGGACAGGTGCCGAGATCGGACCACCGAAACTAATACCCACGTCAGAGATGTTGTTGGTAGACAACAACGTAGCATCTGCGTTGGGGAATTGAATGGTAACTGAGTTATCAATGTTTGATGCATCGATATTGATGATACCATTCAAGTCAAGTGGATTGTTGATTTTGAAATTCTCAACAGTCTTATTGACTAGAGTTTGAGTTTTAAACTCAGTCACCAGAATGCTGGTGCCTGATGTATTTAGGGGGAATGCTGGATCGTTGTTTGGGAAACCAAAGTCATATGTTTGGTTATCCTCAAGGTTGGAAAGATCAAACTGAATCTTTCTACCAATACCCAAAGCAGGATCTGTGTCAGCAAACACTGCACCTTGATAAATTTTGTTGCTAAGAGTTTGAGAGGACTCAGTGCCAACAACCTCAACGTTGAGGTCGGGGAAAACAACCTGCCTATCAATAGTTAGGTTGGAAGAGTCAAAGATAACTCTAGCAGTGGGATTCTCAGGATCACCAGAAGGTGTGTTGGAGAATGTGGGGTTAACCATATTCTTGTTAAACACATTCTGATCGGTGATGTCATCGAGCAGTGTCGATTGAGTCACTGTAGCACCGAAATCGGGCAAGCGATAGATGTGAGTGCCAGGAGATTCCCAAGCGTCACATTCCAGTTTAGCGACCTTATCAGTTGATGTGGATCCAGTGATAGACAATTCACTATCTTTGATAATGATTGTTTTGTTGGTCAGAGTTTGGAATGTGTCATTAGCAACGAGCGTTGTGGACGTGTTTGCTCCCACGTCAGGAAGATCAAAACGCTTGGTGCCAGATTGTGCTGAAATTGTATCTGCGTTAAAGAATGCTCTCTTCGCAGGGTTTTGGTCACCAGTCAGATAAAACTCAACGTCTTTCAGTTGTGTGACACCTTGGACAGTGAAATAACCACTACCCTGAGGTGTGATCTGCACATTACTGTTAGCAGAGGCACTGTCAATTGCTTGGACATTCAGAGTTGAAGATCCGTCAGTGTTAGAGATTCTACTATTGTAGAGAGTTGCACTACCAAAAGTAATACCGATCTCATTAACTGCAGACTGATAGAGACCAGTGTCTCGGTCAAGGTCAAAACAAAGTCCAGGAGTTGTAGCAGATCCTGCACTCACACCTCTGTGAAGTTGATTAACCTTTGCCTTGCGGTTTGGTTGCAGAGGGTCAGAAATGACCACTGGAAGAATAGATTCTCCAGTTACCTCTGCATCAGTAATCGCACTAAGTTGAGATATTCTCTTTGTTGCCACAGCACAACCGCATCAGTTACAGTTTTATTTATACCCCTTAGGATCTATGCAAAGACCATTCGTTGTGTATACTTGTGAGCAAAATAGGTGCGGTCTCCATGGATACCCCAACCCAACCAAGGATATGACTGGTTGATATACCACTCGACAGAATTGCCAGTAGTTTTCATCTTGGGTTCGATGCCAATCCACTGTTGCTCATTGACAAGATAACGTAGTTGTGTGTCAAGGGTAGAAGGATCGCCACCATACTTCATGGAGAATTTACCAAGACCCACATAACGTTGGGTAGTTGTCCATTGGATTATACCAAATCCACCACGGCGACAATTGGGATAAGTAACTCTTGCACCACCTTCACAGATGTTAGGGTGGAAATTACTTTCCGCTTTGATATTGCCCATAATAGATGCCAGGGCATTTCTATCAGAAATACCACGCTTCTGGAAAAAGGACAGTGTAGTTTTTTCGTTGCTATTGCAACCAGGACACTTCCACGTTTTTGCTACAGGAGCAGGTTTTGGTGCGGGAGCAACCTTTGGTGCCTCAGACACTTTGGGCGGGGCTTTGATCTCGCTGATGCTGGGGTAAGCACAAGCGGGAAGTCCTACGGCAAGCGTCGGAAGAATCATCAGTTGTTTGAGCATTTAGTTAAATAGAAATCGACATCCACCAACAGACGAGAGATGATTCTTTGGGTGGCACGAAGTATATATGATACTCGATACCAATTTCCTTGTCAAGCTCCCCCTCCAGGATTCGAACCTGGGACCCAACGATTAACAGTCGTTTGCACTACCGCTGTGCTAAGGAGGAATGGGACGGAGAGGGAGGGATTCGAACCCTCGTAGAGGTTACCCCCTAACAGCATTTCCAGTGCTGCGCCTTCAACCACTCGGCCACCTCTCCAAAGCCTGATGTCGGACTTGAACCGACGACCTACGGTTTACAAAACCGTTGCTCTATCCAGCTGAGCTAATCAGGCACTTCTTCAAAATTTTCTATCATGTCTTCCATCGGGAAGAGTAGTGGATGGCACTCTTCAGCGACCAAGTAGTAGGACATACGATAGAGGTCTTCCATAGTATATGACGTAGTTGTGGCTGCGTCAAGCTGGACTTCTGGATCATCTTGAATGATTTTGGGTAACTCATCGAAGGTGTAAGGGATTCCACATATCTTGTAGAGTTTAACAATCCCTACCTCTTCGATGATTGCATAATTGCTCGTTACCCTTATCTTCATTTAGAAATCCCTCGTCATCTCTGCTAGCGACTCTGCGACATAAGCACCGACAGCAGCAGGATCAGGAGTGAATTCTTCAGGATCTGGAATATTGACTCCAGGATCTAACTGAGTATAACCCATAACTGGGGTCATGATAACTGCTTTACCGTTGTCGGTGATTATCTTAATAGTGTGACCTTTTTCAACCAATTTAATAGCGAAATCAAAGTTATCTTCGATTTCTTCTACCGTCAGTGTAATAATAGTGCTCATGGGATGTAAGTAATCATGTCATCTGGGACGTATCCTTTGATGTTACTGATGGTTTCGTGAAAACCTTCGGCACCATCTTGGTCCCACTTATATTTAACAACGTCTTCGTATCCTTCTTCGTCAACAATAGTAAATTGTCTTGCCGAGAATTTTACGAAGATGTGCGAAATGGCGTCTGACATGGGGACCTCTCTCAACCCCCACATCATACATCAATTCAGGAGCAGTGGCAACCCATAGACCTGATGAGGACCAGCGGAGCAACCTGTTGCCATGAATCCAGTGCCCACACCGTAGGATGCAAGACCTGTGGAAACTTGGTTAATGATAGCACCACCAGCAGAGTTTACAATCTCAGCAATACCACCAGTAGCGGTGTTGATGAATGTAAAGTGTGCCCCAGTTGTGCCTAGGACAATATCTGCCATTCCACCAACGTTGGTATTCGCAAAGGAAATACGCATTTGAATGGGTGGTGTTGTGGCAGGAATGGGCACATCTGTTGTCAGGTCAATAATAGATCCATTAACAATATTAAAGATACCACTCACAGGAGATGGAATCAGAGACGGGAAGATATTGATCAGATTCAAGTGACCAGACTTCACAATAGATGTGATCCAGTTTGCTTCCATATCGATCTCACCGTCTGCAACCAGATCGATGACGTTACCTTCAATTTTTGTAACCTGAGAGCAAATGTTTGTGTTTCTGACAGCAGTGACGTTTACATTGGCACCTTGAATCTTAACGTCACCAGTATATCCAATGGTGTGGTCACCATGTTTCAGAGCAGCACTACCCTGCTCCTTATCATCTTTCTTACCTTGTGAGAGTTGAGATCCACCAGGACGACGACCCCACTTGTCAGCACCAGGCTCTCTAGGAATCGGAGGATAGAAACCATACTTCTCTGCCAAAGTAATAGACTCAACAGAGTTTTCAAGGTTGGCAGCGTTGTTGGATCCGCTGTTAGTTGCGCCCTGTGCGTTGTCTGCAGATGCAGTTGGTGCTCCTTCTTTAGAGGATCCAGTTGCTTCTGTTTGTGGACCATTACTTGTATTTTCGTTATATGCACCAATAACTTCAAGGTGCATGTTACCCATAACTTTGAGGTGGAAATCACCCTCAATAGTCATGGTCTTGTTGCCCTTGACAGTTTCACAACAATCCTTACCAATGATTCTAGTATCGTTGTTGGGGACGTTTTTATGGACGTTACCAATAGAGTCTTCAATTGTGGAAACTGCACCAGGACCACTCACAATACGCTTCTCTTTTCCTGGCGTAGCATCTTCGATGATGCTCGTGCCATTCAAATATGTTTGTGTGGCTTGTCTATATGGATCGAGATTAGTAAATAGATCTTGGAAATAACCAGCACCAGACCCAGAAGAGTTTCGATATTGATCTAGGTTACGATATCCTGCACTTGCTAACGTTGTGCCTAAATCTCCACAACTTGTAGTGCCTACAAGTGGATACCAACCTTTCACCTGCGTGTCTTTAACAGGTCGATCACATAACTTACCGAAGATCGATTTCAAGATTGCCAGAATAATACCCAGCAGAGATCCCCAATCTAACTTGGAGAAGTCAACAGAAAGGATCTTACCGAGATTACCAACAGCAGATCCAAGACTCTGAGCAACCTCAACAGCGGATATAACTGTGTTGATAATATCTGCCGTTTGGGCTAGAGCATTTTGCACACCCTGCAAGATTCTATCGGTGATACCCGCCACTCTATCCAGGACACC